ATTCCAGCCAGTTAGCTGCATCAGGAAATTCCAGCCAGTTAGCTGCATCAGGATATTCCAGCAAGTTAGCTGCATCAGGATATTCCAGCAAGTTAGCTGCATCAGGATATTCCAGCCAGTTAGCTGCATCAGGAGATTCCAGCCAGTTAGCTGCATCAGGAGATTCCAGCCAGTTAGCTGCATCAGGAAATTCCAGCAAGTTAGCTGCATCAGGAGAAAATTCCATTTGTGCTGCTATTGGTAAAAACTCTATTATCAAGGGAATAAAAGGGACATGGATTGTTTTAGCGGAATTTAATGACGATAATTCTGTTAGGTGTGTAAAGTCTGCAAAAATTGACGGTAAAAAATTAGAAGCAGATATATTCTATAAATTATCTAACGGCAAATTTGTAAAAGCAGACTAATGGAAAAGCAAAACAATATATTTACGGTACGGGGTATTATTTATGCAAAGAATAGTCGCCTCGTAAAGTCAAAAAAAGACGAAAAGGAATATGAATTTAAATCTATAATTTTAGAACTTAAGCGGGAGCATCAAGGTAAAACATACGTGGACTTGCCTGAGTTTCAACTAGGCTTTGGTGTTACGGATGACGGGTTTGAACAGGGGGACTTTGTTCAGTTAACATTTTCGCTTACAGGAAAGAAAGTTTCAGATGTTTGGCACAAAACAGAATTGAAAGCACTCTATATTAAACATCCTGATATACAGGGCAATGATACGAGAGATGTTACAGGAGTTCCGCTTGCTAAACAGATTTTAAAAGAAGAAGTATTTATTGCACCCGATCCGGCAGATGAAGAAAGCGATAACGACCTGCCATTTTAGGTAATTAACTTAATATTAATAAGTTATGTATTTAGAAGCAACTTATCAACGGAAACCAAAAACGACCAAAGCGTTACAATACGATGGTTCGGAGGAACATGCGGAACATCTTGCGGGAGAATATAAGAATCTTCTAATACAAGGAAGTACCTTATTCTTCATGGAAGATTATGGCGATGATTACGAAGAGGTATATAAGGATGATTGGTTGTTGGTAAGTGATATTACCATAACAGACCATATAGATAGGGATGTCTTTGAATCGTTATATGAGGAGGTAAAATTATGAGCGAAAGAAAACTTGCGTCAATTTTTTTATTTGTATTTTTATAATAAAAATGGCATTTATCTATAAAATAACAAATACCGTAAATGGAAAATTATACATAGGTAAGTCATCCTGTCTATCTTTAAAGAAATTAATTGGTCGGTATAAAAAAGAGATAAAATATAATAATCCACGGTTGATAATAAGAGCTATGGTAAAATATGGTATTAGTTCTTTTAGTTTTGAAATAATCAAATCTGATATTCGTCAAGATGAGATTAATAATGCTGAAATGGAATATATCACTTTATATAATACAACAGATAAGAATACAGGATATAATTTAACTCAAGGTGGGGAGGGAACTGTTGGTTTAAAGTGGAAAAAGGAATCACGTGAGAAACTATCAAATACACGTAAGGCAGGCAATTATAGCGGAGAAAATAATCCTTTCTGGGGAAAACATCATGTGGATGCTACTATAGATAAAATTATTGAAAGCAATAAGAGGCGGAAAGGCAGAAAGTTAGTGCCTATGTCCCAAGCTACTAAAGATAAAATTTCAGAAAAAACGAAAGGAAGAACATCGTGGAATAAGGGTAAGGAGTATTTACAGATAAAAGGTGACAAAAATCCCAATTATAAGCCCATAAACATGGATTTATTTATATCACTCGTAAGTGATAGTGTTCATTATACAAAAATTTGTGATATATTTAATATATCATATAGTCATTATTATCGAACTTTAAAGAAAATATTAAATGAGAAAATTAGCATCAATACAGAAGATAGTTAAAATAGAAGAAATACCTAATGCCGATAGGATACTGAAATGTACGGTATTGGGTTGGGACATTATTATTGCTAAGATTGATAACTTTAAAGTTGGTGATTTGGTGTGTTATATTGAAATTGACAGTATCCTCCCGGATAAACCTGAGTTTGAATTTCTTCGAGAACGCAAATTCAGAATCAAAACTATTAAACTTAAGGGTCAGGTATCTCAGGGTATTGTTTTTCCTCTTTCTGTTTTACCGAGTGATTATCTTCGTAGGATGGGATATGCGGAAGGAGATAATGTCACAGAAATATTAGGCGTTAAAAAATACGATCCGCAGGCTGAGTTTGAACGGAAGGAAACGGAACGCCTTGCAGGGATAGATAAAAACCGCATGGATAAGTTTCTTAAACGATATGCGTGGTATCGTAGGCTTATATTTCACCCTATCCGTACACCAATGCCTTCTTTTATCCGCAAGACAGACGAGGATAGAATTCAACTATTCCCCAACGCCTGTGAGGAGTGGAAGTATATAACCTTTGATGTTACCGAGAAGATTGATGGACAGAGTGCCACGTATTTTGTTGTGCCCAATACAAAAAAGGGGTTCTTTGGAAGAAAATGGATATTTGGGGTATGTAGTCGTAATTTTCAATTACTAAAGCCCGACAATAGTTCCTATTGGACTATTGCTAAACAGCATAGCCTTAAAGTACACATGACAGAGTGGTGTAATCATTATAAAAAGGGACTTATTATTCAAGGGGAAATTATAGGTAGTAAGATACAGGGAGGTAAATATGGTCGTGCAGGATTTGAATTTTTCGTTTTTAATGTAATTGTTTACGATAAGGGCAATAAGGAAGTCTACGACCAATTACAACAGATGTCATTTTGCAGTGCCTATGGACTAACGACTGTTCCATGGATAGAAACTAATTATAGACTGCCAAAGACAATACAGGAAATAGTCGAGTGTTCTAAAGGCATTTCTACTCTTGCTGGAATTTATAGAGAGGGGGTCGTTATGCGTAATTACACGAATAACATATCATTTAAGGTTGTTAATCCAGACTTTCTTTTAAAATATTCGGAATAATGAAAAAACGAGTAGAGTTTACAGAAGATTACTTCAGAGATTGGTGGTTACAAAAGTATCATAATACCAACTCTAAAGAACTGGTTGAAAAAGAACCTGAACTGTGTAAGACTGTGGAGTGATTTAAAAAATACCCATGTACGCTAAGGGAACACGATGAATGGTACGAATGGGCTATCTCCGAGATAATGAAAAAATATAGGTATTCTAAAAGAACAGCTAAAAGACAATTTTGTTTTGTATATTTGAATGTAGCACCTAATGTAAAAGATAATGAGAAATCTAAGTGAACACCGGCCGCGGGTAGAGATAAAAGGTAATGATATTACTGTAACAGAACATCAATATTCAATACTTAGACGGACAAAAGAAGTGTTAGAATTAAATGATTTTGATTGTGTAATTATGGGTATAGAGAGTGATAGTAAATTTAAAACAGCAGTATGATACGACAACAACGGAGGCGTGAATTAAGAGACCTCGAAAAGGAACATAAAAAGATTACTAATAGTAAAGTCTTTGCAGGGCTCACCAAAACCAATATCCTTAAAGGGCTTACCGAGGACGACAAAACACTACTAAAGGCCAAAAAACATCCTGACGTAAAACTTCAAGCGAGGTTCAATCTTAGTGTTTTAATGCTCACCCGCCTGAGAGATATAGAAACACGAATGAAATATCTTAGGGAAAAGCAAAATTTACTCCCCGTATAATTTGCAACTTTCGATATAAAAAACTATCTTTGCATAAACAAAAAACAGATATGACAGAAACAGGACGTATATTACCGTTAAAGATTCTTGTTCGGGAGGTTAAGCCCCCCGAAAAGGTTGGTTCAATTATTCTCGCACCGCTGGCGAGACAAACCACAATAACAGGGGAGGTTGTTCTAATAGGCGACATTCCACAGACAGGACAATTTAAAGATTTTAAACTTGAAAAAGGAGATAAAATTCTCCACGGCCCAAATAGTTTTGTGGAGGTGGAAATTGAGGGAGAAAAACTCAGACTTCTTAACATACAAGATGTTTTATTTATTTGGCGATAAATGACTCGTAAACCTAAATATAAACCGATAGATATGGGAGATATAGTTTATTTAAGAACTGATCCCGAAAAGCAACCAAGACTTGTTGTGTCTCTTAAGGTTCATCCATCGGGAATGGTTAAATATAAATTAGCATTTGGGCATCATTTTAGTAAACATTTTGAGTTTGAAATGGAAAGAGAACCACAAAAGCGACTGGAAATTAAGGGACTGAAAACTACATGAAAGCAGTTGTAATCAATAGACAAGACCGTCCAAAAAGATTAACATTTGCTCAGGAACAATTTAAGCAGTACGGCATAGAGATAGAGATATTTTCTGCCATCATTAACCCAAGCGGGTGGAAAGGATGCAGAGATAGCCATTTGGCGGTCTTTGAAAAATATCGTGATGAGCGGTATTTGATGGTATATGAAGATGATTGCTTGTTTCTTACTGACCCCGTACCGCCCACAAAAGAGATATTCAGAGAACTGCCTAAAGATTGGGATGCACTATATTTTGGAATAAGTCCACAAGAGCCATACGATAGAGTATCAGAACATCTCTTTAAAGTTAAAACGGGATACTGTACTCATGCTATTCTCTGGAATAATAAGAAAGATGGGATTATTGACTACATACTTGCCCATAAGAGCGAAATCCTGAAAATAGACATTTTCTTTAGTTTTGTACTGAGTAAGTTATTCAACATGTATGTTATCTATCCCTGTCTATGTGTTCAGTCTGACAAGTTTAATTCTGACACCTGCAAAAAAAGTGATACTACCGTTCTTTTGAAAAATTATAATAAATACTGCGTATGAATCCGCACGTCATCACTGCCGAATTTGAAAAAGCCATCTGCGATTACACAGGAGCACCCTATTGCGTATCGGTAGATAATCAGAGTAATGCTGTCTTTATGGCGTTGAAGTATGAGAATATCGAGGGCAAAGAGATTTTTGTCCCGTCCCACACATATCCTTCGATACCGTGCGAAATTATTTGGGCAGGAGGCAAGGTGAACTTTGAGGACTCGCCAAGGATACTTAAAGGAGCATATCAACTTAAGCCAACAAGAGTATGGGACGCAGCCTTGAGGTTTACCGGGGACATGTATTTGCCAAATACCTTTATGTGTCTGTCCTTTACGGGGCAATGGAAACATCTTAGGATAGGCAAGGGAGGAGCAATACTTACCGATGACTATACTGCCTACCTGTGGTTTAAGAGATTCCGGTATAGTGGGCGGAGAGAGTGTAGTTACCACGATGACAACTTGGATATGCTCGGAAAAAACTATTATCTCCCCCATATACTCGCATCCATAGGCTTACAGCAGATACTCGGATTTTATAATCAAGACGGGACTAAGAAGGTAATGCCTGATTTAGAACTTCCGTACCCTGACCTATCCAAATTTCCAATCTACAAGACATGAGGCTTGGAATTATGCAACCATACTATCTGCCCTACTTAGGATACTTTCAACTAATGAAAGAGGTTGATACGTTTGTCTATTATGATGATGTGACTTATATCAAACAGGGATGGATAAATCGTAACAATATATCTTTGGGCGGGGCTGACTACCGATTCACGCTTGAGTTAAAAGGAGCAAGCTCTTATAAGAGAATAAACGAGATAGAGGTCGGTGGTAATAGGGAGAAACTCTTTAAGACATTCTTACAGGCATATTCAAAGTCTCCATACTTTAAAAAGGCAGAGTGGTTAGTTTATAACATCTTTCATTCTAAGGAGACAAACCTCTTTAAGTATATCCTTGAAACGCATACTCAGATATTCAAGTACCTAAACCTTGATGTTAACTATCTCATATCCTCAGAGGTGGCAAAGAATGACCTGCTCAAGGGAAAGGATAAGGTCATAGATATTTGTAATAAACTTAACGCATCAATGTATATCAACGCTATTGGAGGACAACATTTGTATGACCGCCAAGAGTTTAGAGATAACGGCATAGAACTATTGTTCCTTCAACCATCAGAGAATATTTCTAAATTATCTATTATGGATATTCTTATGAACCATAGCAAGGAAGAGATTAAATTAATGCTCGATAAATACGAATTGATATGAATTGTGTAGGCGAGAATGAGAAACCTTTTAAAATATGAAATCGAATAAAATCATTTTAGATGCGTGTTGTGGATCGAGAATGTTTTGGTTTGACAAAAACAATCCGAATGTGGTATTTGCCGATATCAGAAAAGAAAATTATATTTTATGTGACGGAAGGACACTTGAAATAAATCCAGATGTGCAAATGGATTTTAGAAATATGTCTTTCAAAGATAATTCATTTAAGATGGTTGTTTTTGATCCTCCTCATTTAAATAAACTTGGTAAGGATACGTGGATGGCTCAAAAATATGGCGTTTTGTTCTCAACGTGGGAAACGGATATAAAACAAGGATTTGATGAATGTATGCGAGTTCTTGAACCGAACGGAATATTAATTTTTAAATGGAATGAGGCACAAATAACATTAAATAAAATTCTTGATATTATAAAAGTAAAACCATTATTTGGACATGTTTAGGGCAAACATGGCAGAACAATTTGGTTAGCATTTATGAAAGGAATTGTATGAAACCTTTTAAAGTAAACTGATATGAATATCGAATTTCTAAGAACAATGATACGCATACGTCTCTTTGAGCAAAAGGTTTCTGAACTTAAACTCAATGGGAAGATAGACGGCCCTGTTCATACATATATTGGTCAGGAGGCTATTGCTACGGGTGTATGTATGGCATTATCCAGAGAAGATTATATCATAGGCAATCATCGCTCACATGGTCATCTGCTTGCAAAAGGGGCAGACGTAAGGTCATTATTGGCTGAAATACTTAAAGGTAATGGCAGGTCAATGCACGTTAGCGATTCCTCTATCGGGGCTATTTGCTCTACTGCTATTGTGGGGTCGGGATTACCGTTAGCCTGTGGTGTGGCATTTGCCAATAAGTTCAAGAAAAATAATAGAGTAACCTGTGTGTTTCTTGGAGATGGCGCAGTGAATGAAGGTTCGTTTTATGAGAGCATCAACTTAGCCTCTCTATGGAAACTACCCGTTATATTTGTTATTGAAAATAATGGAGTGGCTGTAACCACAACCCTTAATAACGTATCCCGTAATGAACATTTGTTTCATCGTGCTGATCCTTTTAATATTTATAAACAGCAAGTTGATGGGCAGGATGTGGAAGAAGTGTTTGATGCTGTAAAGAGAGCAATAAAAAAAGCACCTGCTATTATAGAGGCAAAAACAATGCGTTTTCACGAACACCAAGAGGGTGCTGCCTACGAGAAAATGAAAGATACGGCGTATAGGTGTAATAACGAGGTTGATTATTGGATTGAAAACAAAGACCCAATAAAACTATATTCAGAAAAACTTATACGGGAAAAATTTGTTACACAATCTGAGATAGAAGATATTTGTTCCGAAGAAAAGGAATGTGTAAATAATGCACTTTTCTTTACAATAAATAGTTTGTTTCCCGACTTATAGAGATTTATAAAAATATTTTTGTATGATATTAACTTACGGAGAGGCAATAAGAGAGGCGTTATATCTTGAGATGAAAGAAGATTCTTCTGTTGTTTTGTTCGGCGAGGACATAAGATATAATCTGTACGGATATACAGGAGGATTATATGAGAAGTTTGGAGACAGAGTGATAGACGTTCCTTTGATGGAAAATACCATTATGGGGATGGCTATCGGGGCTTCCTTACGTGGGTTACGTCCTATTGTTGACCTAACCGTTGCTAATTTCCTTTATACGGCAATGGATCAGATAGTCAACGTTGCGTCTAAGTTACAGACTATGTATGATTACGATGTGCCTATTACGATAATGTGTGCAGAGATGGATGGCATGGGAGAACAACACTCTGACCATCCACACGAGATGTTTCGTATGATACAAGGGTTAAGGGTTGTAACTCCTACATCTCCACAAGAGGCTTATGGTATGTTGAGAGACGCTATCAAAGATAATGACCCTGTTATATATTTTTCTGATAGATCAAAGTTTTATGACGAAGAAAACGTAGAGTTGTGAAAATAGAACTTTTCAATATAGACTGCATGGTAAAGATGGCAGAGTATCCTGATAAGAGAAAATGTATTAGTTGTGGGAACGACATTACAGACGGGGGATTAAAGTATTGTCCTAATTGTAGAAGCGTGGCGAATAAAAAGAAAAAAGCTCAAACTTCTAAATTAAGATATTTTGCAGATCCACGCAAGGTAATGGATCAACAAAAGGTAAGGCGTAATAAGAATAGGGCACGGTTTAACAATATAAGAAATCTATATAGAACAGTAAATCCTCGTGGTATCTATGATGTAATGAAGCAGGGTGCCAAAAGAAGAGGAATTGCAGTTGATATAAGCCGAACTGAATTTATCGAATGGTATAATATCCAAGAACGAAAATGTTGTTATTGTGGCAGAGATGAAAAAACAATTTTGGAATCTGATAAGGTCATGCAAGTGAAATGTCACCGACTAACAATAGATAGGGTTGTTAATGGTCAGGGATATGCAAGGGGTAATTTAGTGTTATGTTGTAAGAGGTGTAATATGATTAAAGGTGATTTTTTTACTGCCGATGAGATGATAAAAATAGGTGAAATTATAAAGAATAAATGCGAATAGATATAAATAACATCAAGGGTATTAATCTATATAATGCAGACTGCATGGAAATTATGTCTCAATTTCCTTCAAAGTACTTCGATCTGGCTATTGTCGATCCGCCGTATGGGATTAATATAATTGAAGGGGGACAAGTAGGGGGGGAAAAGTGTGCAAAAGTTAGTCAGTATAAAAAAAGTGAATGGGACTCATCTATCCCGTCGGTAGAATACTTTAATGAGTTAATGCGAATTAGTAAAGATCAAATAATATGGGGTGGCAATTACATGATTTCATATTTAAGAAATACGCCCTGTTTTATTGTTTGGGATAAAGATAATACTGGTAATTTTGCTGATGCAGAACTTGCGTGGACTTCTTTTAATAGTTCTGTTAGAATATTTAAGTTTAGGTGGAACGGAATGCTTCAGGAAAATATGAAGGATAAAGAAGTTCGTATCCACCCAACCCAAAAGCCCGTACAACTTTACAAGTGGCTTTTAAAGAACTACGCCAAGCCTGAATTTAAGATTATCGACACTCATTTAGGTAGTGGGTCTTCTGCGATAGCCTGTTATGACTTTGGGGTTGCTGAATTTGTCGGGTGTGAAATTGACAAGGAATACTTCGATGCTTCGGTAAAGAGATTTAACACATATAAACAACAACAGACCATACAATGGGAAAAACAATATTAGTATCGGGAGCATCAGGAATTGTTGGTTATGGAATCCTAAAATCGCTAAAGGACAAAGGACATAACCTTATCGGGACTACGATATATGACGACTCTGTTGCAGAAGCATTTTGCGATACAGTTATCAAAGTATTGCCCACGAGTCATCCTGCCTACATAGAAGTTCTTTGCGATGTTATCGAAAGACATCATGTAGATATGATTATCTCAGGGATAGAGTGCGATATGTATAAGTGGAATCAGGAGAGAGAGAAGTTATGGAGATACACCTTTCCCCTGTTAAACAATCCATCTCTTATTGAACTATGCGATGACAAGTGGAAGTTCTATGAGGCACTTGTTGATGATAATCCAAAGTATGCAATACCCACAACATTAGATAAACACGCTACTTTTAATATCCCTAACTTACTATTAAAACCGAGACATGGATTCGGAAGCAAGGGGATAATAAAAATTAAGACATTTGAGGATTTTTTAGTGCATCAGGAGGACGTTGGAGAAAAATTAATGATACAACCTATTATTGGCACAGAAGATGAAGAATACACGGTATCGGGGTTCTTTGACAGGACATCAAATCTTGTTGATTATTTCCCGCTAAAGAGAAAACTATCCAAAGATGGTTTCACTCAACAGGCAGAAGTAGAAGATAGAAACTTTGGCGAGGTATTAATAGACTTAGCGAAAACGTTTAAGCCTATTGGTGCTACTAACTTTCAGTTCCGATTTGATGGAGAACAGCCAAAACTCCTTGAGATAAATCCTCGTATATCATCAGCTACCTCTATAAGAATTTTATTTGGGTATAACGAGGCAGAGATGAGCGTGGAATATTTTCTCAATGGCAAACTTCCACCAAAGGAAAAAAGACTTATCTTTAAAGAGGTTTTAGGACGTAAGGCAATAAGATACACGGAAGATTATATATTTTAATATATGTGGCATAAAAAAGGATTAGTTTATTCGTGTGACATTCTTGGTACGGGTTATGCCCAAGACCCATTTATTGATATTCTTAATGAAAAAACATGGAGGATATATTTTACATCACGGACGAAGGATGTTGTGAGTTTACCGTTTTTCATAGATGTTGAAGCAGGGAATCCATTCAAAATTCTTAGAGTGAACAGAGAACCATTATTTCTCCCCGGTGATATTGGTTCTTTTGACGAGAACGGAATAACCATGACATCTATTGTTGATATGGGAGATTGCAAGTATATTTACTATTGCGGATGGAACAAGAGGGTAAGTGTTCCTTATGCACTGAGTATTGGCATGGCGATAGTAAATGAAGATACATTTACGAAGAAGTTTGACGGCCCGATAATGGATAGATCGGCAAATGACCCTATATGTGTCTCTGCCCCATTTGTAATTCGTGATGAGTTTAATCTTTTTCGTATGTGGTTTATCTCTTTTACAAGTTGGGATGAGTATAATGGCAGGTTAGAGCCAACCTTCGTGATAAAGACTGCATATTCAGACGATGGTATTCATTGGACAGTAGTATCCAAACCATGTTTTAAATCGAAATTCAAAGGGGAATCCTTTGCAAGACCGTGGGTTATTAAGGAGGATGGTATCTATAAGATGTGGTTTTCGGAAAGAGGAGGACTTAACTATCGTGAAAAAGAAGGTCAACACTATATGCTCGGATATGCTGAGTCTAATAATGGGGAGAATTTTAAAAGGATGCCAATAGATATAACAACATCGGAAGAAGGATGGGACTCAGAGATGATGGAATATGCCTCTGTAATAAAATGGAATGGTTATTATCACATGCTCTATAATGGCAATCAGTTTGGTAAAACAGGATTTGGTTATGCAACAAAGAAAATATGAGTAAGAGGATTAAGTTTTGGGAAGAAATTCAGGGATGGTTTGATTTCTTTAACCTCTATCGTGAGATGGTAGAAAAGTATGATAATGCTACCTTTGTGGAGATAGGAACATGGAAGGGGCAATCAACGGTTTACATGGCTGAAAAGATAAGGTTCTTTAACAAAAACATTAAGGTTTATGCCATAGATATTTTTGGTACTTACGTTTCGGAGGGCAAACAAGAAGATTCTTCGGATATTTATCAGGAGTTCCTTGAAAATATAGAACCTTACAAGGATTTTATAATACCCATAAGAGGAGACTCAAGGGAGGTACATGAACAGTTTGCGGACAAGAGTATTGATTTTATCTTCATAGATGGTGGTCCTGATTACGAGATAGTAAAAGAAGATATTCGCTGTTGGTATCCCAAACTGAAAGATGGTGGTGTCTTTGGCGGGCATGACTACTGTTGGCCGGGCGTAAAGAAAGCCGTTGATGAGTTCTTCGGAACTTCATTTAATATTAGAGGGATAACTTGGTTGGTGAATTATAAATAAAGTATATGACAATAGTAGAACAGAAATTTATAGAGTTATCGCAGACACCATCGGACATTAACGAGCATCTCATTACCTTGAGATACTATGCCGACCAATGCTCTCATGTTACAGAACTCGGAGTACGAAGGGGAGTGTCTACATGGGCGTTCCTTTCGAGCATGGCAAGAAGGGTTGTATCAGTAGATGTAAATCATCCTGACGATTTTGGCGGGAGTTTACAAGAAATGCGTACCGCAAGCGCAGAGGCTATGATTGACTTCACGTTTATCCTTGCGGACGACTTAAGTATTGAACTTGAAGAGACTGATCTTCTTTTTATAGATACTCTTCACACCTACGGACACCTTAGTAAGGAACTTAAACTTCACGCAGGGAAAGCTCGTAAGTATATCATCTTTCATGATACCGTTACTTACGCTACCGTTGGTCTTGATGGAGGAGAGGGGCTTAAACGAGCCATAGACGAGTTTCTTGCAGAGCATACCGAATGGAAGGTTAAAAAAGACTATCAAAACAATAATGGCTTACTAATTCTCGACAGATGTACGCAATGATAGCTACTATGGTTAGGGATGATAACGACTACCTTGATGAATGGGTAGAGTATCATCTTGCCATAGGTTTTGAACATATCTTAATCTACGATCATAAAAGTATTAAACCCGTAGAACCTAAATGGGGGGGCAAGGTCACGTTAAAGAGAATAGAGACAGAGTTACCCTTTCCTGAGTATCTGCACCTATCAACCTTCAGAGATTTTAAACCCTATTGGATGTATACTTGTGATGTTGACGAATTTCTTGTATTGCTTCAACATAAAGACATACGAGATTTGTTGGTTAACTATGAATCCTTTGGGGGACTTGGCATACCGTGGTCTATGTATGGTAGTTCGGGACACATCAAAAAGCCAGATGGAAATGTAAAAGATAACTATCTTTGGAGAACCATTGACACAGATGAACCTCAATATGTTAAAACTATCGCTAATACTCAGTACTTCAAGACCATGCACGACCCCCACTACGTCATCTCTTCAAAGCCAATAGTGAATGAGGCATTTGAACCATTTGAGGGGTCACTGGCTAAGTCGCCACGAAAGATATGTAAGATAAACCATTACTTCACGAGGTCTTATGAGGAGTGGATATTCAAACGTAACAGAGGTACGGGTTATACGGGAGTACCAACAAGGCCTATGGATTGGTTTTGGGGAGTAATGAACGGGAGTACTGTCTATGACCCCGTACTTAAAGATTTTAAGATATGAGTGATGTCACGGTAGTCATAACCTCGTTTAACAGACTCGATCTACTGTATAACACTATTGCGAGTTTCAATAGGGTAAACACCTATCCTGTTAAAGAGATTATTCTCGTAGACGACTCCGCTAATGAGGAGATGCACCGCAAAGTAAAAGAAGTATATCACAACTATCATTTAATACTTAATGAAAGTAATATCGGATTAGTGGAGAGCATTGATAAGGCATACGAGCAAGTTACCACACCGTATATCTTTCATACAGAAGATGACTTTGATTATCTTAAGCCGGGATTCATTGAAGATTGTATAAAAGTCATGGAGTCCGATCCAAAGATATTCAGGGTAGGTATAAAGGGGGTAACACATAATTTATCTCTTGATACTATCATACATAAGGCGGGAGAAGTGAGTTATAGGTATCCTAAGTTTTACTCTATGGATGCTAACGCTTGGGGTAATCAATATTGGTTTGGCTTTGGGTTTCAGTGTGGATTGATACGCAAGAGTGCCTATGATCTTATAAAACCTTATACGCAACACTCATCCCCGCAAGAGTTCATTACGGTAAGGGAATGTAAGATAGGACTTGCTTACCACTCTCTTGGACTCTTAGCGGTAAGTCTTACGGATGACTATGTGAAACATACAGGAAGTAACCGAAGTACGTATGGATTAAAAATGGAAAATTAAATGATATGGATAGAGTATTAACAAGTCTTGGAATAGTAAACAAACCACGGATACAGCCGATACGTGTAGACGAAACAGAAATAAATAAAGAGAATATGAAAATTATTGTAATGGCGGTTGCTTACGAGCGACCTATACCGATGCGAATACTCGCAGATTGTTTTCTCGTGCAGACAGCACCTAATTGGGAACTAACATTCATCCACGATGGTAACGCCAGTGATGACGTGTGGAAAACAGTATCGTTATATAACGACCCACGGATTCATTTTCAGGAGTCCCCCGAACGGTATGGCATATATGGTCATCCTAACAGAAAGAGATTCCTAAGTAGCATAGAACCATCTACGGAGGACTTTGTGTTATTGACAAATGATGACAACATGATAGTTCCCGTCTTTGTTGAGGAGTTATTGCGTAGGCGTACCCATGATACGGGGATGATATATTGGGATACCGTTCATAGTCATTTTAAGTACAATGTGCTTAAGTCAGTCGTCAAAGTAGATAGAATTGACATAGGCTCATTTATTGTTAGGACTGACATAGCCAAGGAGGTTGGGTTTAACAACATTGCATTCAATGGTGATGGGTATTACGCTGAGGAGTGTGCCCGTGCATGTCAATCCAAAGGACTAAAGGTAGATTATATTCCCAAGCCCATCTCAGTTCATAATTGAAAAATCTACTCATAACAACTATCGGGGAGTACAATAACTTTGATACTTGGATTAAAGGAGAATGTAACTTTGATGTGGCTATCATTAATTATGATAAACATATTAATGAATCCACATATGTTGATAAGTGTATTTATTATGAAACCTTCAACACATTTAAATATCCCGGCATAGCAGAAATATTCTTTCAAGAACCAGACCTGCTAAAGTACGACTACTATTGGATGCCAGATGAAGATGTTTCTTTATCTACTGAAAAGATAAACGAATTATTCAGGAAAATGGAGCAATTTAAACTTGACTTAGGGCAACCGTCAATAGAAAAAAGCGATACATCATTTCCAAGTTGGGAAATATTTACACATAAAGGCAATACGGATATTATCTATACTACCTTTATAGAGATAATGTGTCCTTGCTTTGGGCGGGATGCCCTTGGAAAGTGTTTAGAGACATTTAAAAAATCTAAATCAGGATGGGGATTGGACATAGTATGGCCTAAGTTAATAGGCGATAGGTGCGACAATATTGCTATTGTAAATAGTATTATTGCAAAGCACACAAGAGATGTTAAGGGGGGAAGACTTTATGATGCCCTCGCAAAGGAAAGAATACTACCATCAAATGAGAGAAAGCACCTAATGAGAGAATATAATATCAAAGGACTTAACATAAATATTCATGCCGATAAAAGCATACTGTATTAATCTTGATGAACGTAAAGAAAGGTGGGATAGTTTTATATCTCAGGATATTGGTGTGAAAGTGGAACGGTTTAGTGCAATAAAAAAAGATAATGGGAATGAAGGTTGTTTGTTAAGCCATCTTGAGATAATGCGGAAGTGTGAGGATGAAATATTAATATTTGAGGATGACTGCAAATTACTTCATCCGTGGAATGTCTTGGAAAAGGCTTACGCACAAATGCCTAAGAATTGGGATGCACTGTGGCTCGGTGCTAATGTCATAAAGCCATTAACAAGGTACTCTGAGAATCTATTCAGACTCAGGGCGGGATGGACAAGTCATGGAATACTATGGAGCAAGAAAATGGTTAATAGGATTTTGACAGATGGTTACGATACTATCATAAAGTATAAGAATATTGACACTTACTTTGCGAGGCGCATCCAAGAGCAATACAACTGCTACATAATATATCCTTGTTTTGCCACACAACTTGCATCGTACTCGAATATAGTCCACTACCATAGGGAATATCACGAATTAGAATCTAACTTCATAAAGAATACAAATGATAACATGCCACATAGCTTCCATTTTTAATAGGTCAGAATCCCTGCAAAGGACTATCAATTCAATCTATCATCAGGTGGATAAAATATACGTTGGTCTTAATGATTATCCGAGTATTCCTCGGTGGTTGGATGATGGGAAGATACGTGCAGAACTATTAAAAAACGAGTTGGGTGATGGTGCGAAATGGCTACACTGTTGGGACGAAGGTGGGGTTTGCCTAACATTAGATGATGATTTGATAGTTAATGATGATTATGTCCAATATTTATTAATGGGGTTAGAAAAATATGATGGGGCGGTAAGTTTTCATGGTAAGTGTTATAAAAATAGACCGATAGAGCATTTCAGACGAAACTTTACTTCTAATTACAGGTGTTTAAACACAGTAGAATGTGATTCTGTCGTAGATATTATTGGAACGGGAGTATTAATGTTTGATAATCACACTATATTAGGAGATTCGTCTCTTTATGAATATAAGAACATGGCTGACGTATTATTCTCCCGCTTATGTATCCAAAAAGGGATTCCTATGACAGTGTTGGCACATAGGATTGGATGGATAAGATACCAACCGCAAAAGACTACGATATGGAACACATCACAAGACGATACTATCCCGACAATGCTTGTAAATAATTTTCTTAAATAAATTTGGAATTGTCGTTTAAAGAAATTATCTTTGGTGAATAATTTAAATTTAAAACTATGAAAAAATTTTTATTTTTTGTTATAAATGCATTTGTTTTCGTATCGTGTGACTATGGAGTTATCCAACAAAAAGATTTTACGGAGCGTCTTGAGAAAGCATATTTTGAAGGACAGAGAGATGTGATTAACGGAGACGTTCGTATTAAAATGAATAAAGATAGTTGTTTTGTTTGGACAAAATCACCTTGGGACAATAAGGACAATCCTATTTATATTCCAACATATTTTGATACGAAAAACGGAAATTAATCCCGCCAAATGTAAATAATCAATGAAAATAACATACATAAAGCCACTTCTTATTCCTGCAATGATAATTGTCTTGTTGGGATTAATATTGGGGAAAATTAATTGGTGGATTGCCATTCCTCTTTTGTGTTTATGTGTAGATATAAAAATTAATTTTGATAAATGATATTTGGATTTCTTACTATAAATAACGGACGTTTAAATGTTCTTAAACTTTGGGGGTCGAGTACACAGAGACTTCGCAGAGAGATAGACATTGATTTTCCCATAGTTTGCGTAAGCGGGCAAGAAGATATCGCTATTTGTAACCATTATAACATACATCATATAACAGCACCAAACCATCCTGCATCAAATAAATGGAACATAGGTCTTGAATGGTTGCGTACACAAGATATAGAATATGTTATCATCCTTGGATCGGACGATATTCTGTCTACACAAACACTTGCGAATATTATCGTTGCGACAAATTCCGCACCTGATCTTATAGGATTCAATAGTTTGTATGTTTATTCCGCATCGGGAAGCACCAAGGGAAAAATAAAACATATAACAACAAAAGGAGTTTTGGGCGTTGGAAAAACAGTACACAGAAGAGTTCTTGATGCAACCAATTGGAGACCGTGGGACTATGGTGCGGGAAGAAGTTGGGGAATGGACTCAATTTTTAGTCGCAACACGGCACAACATATAAAAAGCCGTATAATTGTTGATGGGGTTATCGTGGATGTTAAGACCGCCGAGAGCCTTAATAAGTTCTCTATGTTTGAAAGGAATAGACATGGAGTAGATGCCGACAATAGTATCTTCTACAATATCTTAAGTGACGAGGAAAAGAAAATCCTCGCAGAGATAGAAGGACAACCTCGCGTATTGGATTGTTGGTTAACTAAAAAATAAATAAAATGAAAGAAGCGAAACAAGCCTATTCGGAAATACTTCAAACATTAAAAAAGTATAAAGATGTTTGTGTATTTGACATTGAAGATTTGGAAATGAAATCTAAATATCACTTATTTGGAATTGAACTTAAAGAAGTTTATGGATTGGATATTGATCCGAAGAAAGTGAAATCATTACAATGGTTAACCTTTAAGGAATATCTTCATATTGGATGGTGGGGGCAAAAATACAATAGAACTATAAGTTGGTTAAACGATGGAAACCAACCAGAAGACGAACTATTATTGGAGATTAGTTTTCCCACTGGCCCCTATATTTTTGCTTATGGTAGTGGTTTTAATCAGGAATATCCGCAAGAGTTTTTCCAAAAGTTTTGGAATGAATTAAAGTCTTTTAATCCTGATTATGGCGATGACCACAATAACGGTTTGTTTTGGAAGATAGAAAACGCAAAGGGTATTTTTAATGCCTTTGATAGTATTTTAGATAAGTATTATAATTTAAATAAGGAAGATGTTAAACAGAGGCGAATAAGGGCGATGAAAGATGCGTTGGATAAGTTAGAGAATAATAAATGATGAAATCCCCACAAGAGATAAAAAGACGAACATCGAGTTTATATTGACGGTTATGAAAAGATAAATTGATATGAAAAGACAACTTAAGTTTAGAGCATGGGACAAAGGACAAAACAAATGGCTGTTGGGATATGAATATCCTAATTTGGGGGGATTTAGTCTATTTGGAGAGGTTATGCTAATGAGCGAATGGAGTAATATTCTTAATGATTATGTCTTGAATTGTAAAACACATAATCATAATGAAGATGATTTAGTTGTTATGCAATTTACCGGATTAACCGACTGTCATGGTAAGGAGGTTTATGAAAACGATATTGTTTTGATAAAAAACAAACCATATCCAGTAAGTAAACCAACTATTGTTAGGTGGAGCGATAAGAGTCATGGATGGTCTTTAAAATGTGATGTTGATGGGAAGTGGGTAAAGCTTAAATATTATTCTCTTCCCGCATCTAGAGACATTGAAGTTATTGGTAATATTTACGAAAACGAATCTTTGGTTAAATGAAAATCCCACAAGAGATATTTTCAATTCGGTTTAATAAGTGTATTCTTAAGGATGACATACATGTAACGACTTATACTCTTGGAGTTCCCATAGTGGGAAGTGGGGTAATGGTAGTCCCGCTAAAGATTGAATTAAAAGAAGATAAGATAACAACTACGTTTGATAATAAAACCTCGCACGTCATCCATTATACTCAAGACTGTGAGCTGTTTTACAGAGACAAAGAAACAAAGAAGAAAGATGGGAGTAATAAATAGCATAAAAATCACGAGAGAAGAGTTAGATAACGGCATTATACCGTTCAATCATGTTATGGTAGAGGCAGACAAAACCATTGAAGGCAAAAAAACAAAGGGTGGCATAATCTATGGACATGATGAAAATGTTCAGTTCGAGGGGGAGGGAACGTCTTGGGAAGCGGACGTTGCAGACGTCTTTGGGACTGTTTACAAAATCCCGCAAAAGTTATACTACGATAAAGAAGACCCCAATCATTCTATGTCTTGGTATTCCGAAATGGAAGTTCAAATAGGCGACCTTGTGTGGTTCTCTGTTATTGAAGGGCGCAATGCGACTGCCCTTGAGTGTGATGGGAAATTCTACAAGATCATACCTTACGCTGATTTGATAGTCTGTAGGAGAACACTTCCTTTTAATAACACCCCCGCTGATGTATTGAGGATATATCAACAAACAGGACAGGTTCTTTTTAATAGTCCAAACATAATTATCATTTGCCTTAATGGGCGAGTCCTTCTTGAGTACTACAAAAAACCTAAAGTTTCTTCTCTTGATTTTAAGGAAGAAATAGATACTACAAAAGGTATTGTAAGATTCTTAGGAAAGCCAAATAAAGAATACATTAGGGAGGAGTACAATGACATAGACGGACTTGAGGTAGGAGACTTGGTATTATTGAATCCCGGCACTCCGCAAGTCCCGCTTGAAAGACGCAGTTTTAATAGTCATTTTGACAATGGAAAACTTTATTTTGTTGTGCAGAGGCGGAGGATAGCGATGATATTAAGTAAAGGGAATTAATATGAATAATAAACCATTTTGGCTCTCTATAAAGAAGGCAAAGGACTGTTTATTTAGCAGGAGACTTGGATTCCAGGGTAAGATTATCTTTGATTATTCAGTTCGTTTGAGATTATTTGGAATTGATATTATTTAGATGGATAATTTTGTCTCCGTTTTATACCCCTGTCGTGATGATCTTCCCCTCTTAAAAGAGGTAGTTGCAAACCTTTGCGAAGGTCAAGACTTAAGCAAGTTTGAGGTTATTATTTGTGACGATGGGACTAAAGATAGTGGAGGTCGCCTAAAGCCCATTATAAAAGAAGATTTTCCTTATCCAAATATAAAAGTAATCAACAATAATGGAGAGTTTGGTGTCGGGTACAGCTTCGACCGTTGTTTTGACGTGGCAAAAGGCTCGATAATAGTTCTTGCGGGTTCGGATACCTTTCCAAGGAGATCGTGGCTTTCTGACGTGAAAACGCTTGCTCGGCAAGGAGAGATAGGATGTGCCTGCTCAATTGGACTGACTCCCGACAATAGAGACCTCGATAAGTCAACAAACTATAAGCGATATGGTGCTGAACTTTTGCTGACCGTTGGTATGGATGATTTACCCTCACGATCAAGTTTGCGGAGATTAAATGGTGGATACTCCGCACTTTTTGAGGCTCGTTGGGCAAGTAAAAGGTCAGACGAACCTTACGAGATACCATGCCTCCTTGGGGCTTTCTACTGGACGACAAGAGAGTTCTACGAGAAGATTCACGGGTGGGATACAGAGGCAGGGGTGAGATTCATGGGTCATCAAAACTGGGGTAGCCTTGAGCCATATCTCAGCCTGAAAACAAAGGTCTACGGAGGCAAGTTGATGATGTATCCTGACTTTGAGGTAGGTCATGTATTCAACAGGATAGCGACAGTCAACCTTGGAAACTTTCAGATAAGCAGTAAGAGGGTAGCGAGGGGAGACCTGCATTGGTGGAACAGACTTTTTATCGCTCATACTATGTTTGACGACCCGCTAAAGTCTGAATTACTGAACTTTCCTCTTCCTGAATACAATCTTGATATGGCTAAAAAGTATATTCAGCAGTATTGGAATAACGTTTTGAAGGTGCGGGAGAGGAATATAAGAGAGGGTAAATTAATTAATGCCCGCTAAAGAAATAATCACTATCTTTGTAGTTGGATAGCCGAGAGTCATGACTCGGCGAAAAGGGAATCCAGTCATCCCTTCCAACTACTTCTTTTGACTGGTTAATTAATAACTGGGAATAATGAGCAAAATTAAGAAAACATCAATTTACAAAGGAGTCTCGTGGTGTGAACAAGATCAACGTTGGCGTGTCGCTATTTATTATAATGGGAGGCAACATGGGTTAGGTAATTTTAAAACCGAAAAAGAAGCCTATGATATTTATGCAAAAGTGTCTGTGATTATCCATCCAAAAGAAAAAATAAAAAACCTGAAAGGAGAAAAGTGGATAAAGTTTGAATTGTGTGGTAATTTTTATTCAATTAGTAATAAAGGAAGGTTAATCTCTTTTAATTATAGAAATTCAGGACGAGAACGTTTAATTTTACCACAGATAAACAATCGGGGATATAGTGTTTTTTTGGTTAATAAAAAAACCTATTTCATACACGTATTAGTTGCTAAGTATTTTCTTGGAGAGCGTGATATGCAAGTTAATCATATTGATTTAAACCGCAGTAATAATTGTGTTGAGAATCTTGAATATGTCACAAATAGAGGAAATGTTTGCCATGGGTTATTAAGCAAAAAGGGACAATATTTACTCGGAACGTGTAAACGAAGAAACGGAAAGTTTGGATCAGAGATAACCGTTAGGGGAAAGCGGATATGGTTAGGAACTTGTGATACTGAAATGGAGGCACACCAAAGATATTTAGACGCTCTGTTAAAATATGGGTTTACTGATGATTATAATTATATTAGGGGATTGTTGGACTCAAAAAGCAATTCGTAAAAATATATTATCTTTGTATCGGTAAGTATAAGGTATAATTTAATAACTAATTGACAATGAGCTTGTTCGTAACAAAAGTATGGAGTTGGGTCGATTCTCGTGACTCTTCCAACAGGATTAACGCTATCGAGAAGAAACCAACATGGCCTCTTGGTCGCTATTTCATTTTGAACACTAATCGTATTTCTGACTTGAAAGACTTATCGACACTTGGTGTCGCAAAAAGTTCTTTTCAGTACAACGAAGTTCCCGGAGATAGGCGTGAAGGAATGTCGACAATAATTTGCGACCATTCCGCTGCTCAGGTCATCTCTCACTTCGATGACGTTCCTGCATCACAGGCAGTGACACTCCCCATTGTGCCATATAATCAGCCTTGGGGTTCGCCATTTTATCCAATTCGCACTCCTGTCAACACCACGGTTGGCATTTGGAGTATCGCCATTGTAGACAGGTACAATCCTGATCCTAACCATTATGTGTGGGTGACCTATTGCAAGGGGAGCTTTAAAAGGCTTGAAGTACTTTGCTCGATAGAAATTGGGTGGCCGACCCTGACATCAACAACCACAGAGACAAGGGAGCAGTAACATGATTACGAAAGATATTTTTAACGGTGAAAATATATAAAATTAAGACAAAATGTTGTTTCTCGCAGATGTAACTAAGTGGCAGGCAAACTCTTGGAAGAGAGTACAGGGTGCTCATGTAGAGTACCTCTTGAATACTAACAGACTTGATAGTATTATAGAGAAGCACGGTGTTGCTACTCTATATTATTTTGACAATCCCTTTGACTATCGGGATTCGGGGCATTTTATGACGATTGACATGAGTGTGGCGGAGGTCATCGCACAGATGGACACCGCCTTAGCCCATCATTCAATAACTCTTGATATGTTTCCCAATAATGATATTACTAAAACTCCTGTTTCTACGGAAATATCGGTAGCTGATTTTGCCTTTGCGGTAACAGATCATCATGATGCTACACATTCATGGGTAGTCTATACGGAAAGCGGTTGGGATATTAAAGCAGTTTTGGTAGACCATGTACTTGCTGGTATCTTGGGGCAAGTGATTTAGGTTTTTTCATAGTTTTAAGTTTTGGGGCAGGAGCAATCCTGCTCTTTTTGTTTCATCCCGCTAAAGAGAAAATTATTGCATTAAGTACCTAAAAGCGGTACTTTCCTCACAAATATACTTTTACAGATTATAACTATCTTTGTGGAAACAGATAACAGATATGGCGAAGAAAGCCAAGGAAAAAATCAGATTAGAATTACGCCCCGAACAAATAGTTAAATTCTGCCATCAGAATGGAAAGTTGCCCGATGGATTCTGTCCCTATGATGGGGATGCGGAATATTTAATAGAGAATCACAAGATATATTTCTTAGGAGATAAACCACCTACGGACGGGGAAGATTATTTTCTCATTAATGATCTCGATCCCGATAGGAAACAAATGGCATTCTCTTTACCCAAACCGCCAAAAGACTTAACTAAGGTAGATGGATACGGACTCGATAGGGACTGTCAGGTATTTAGGCGATTACCAACATCCGATCAGTTATTAGAACTTGAGGGACTTGCTCTCGAAGAATTACAAGATATACAAAAACGAAACAGACAGGAAGCCATCACGGGATATAAATTACTTGGCAGTTTTTGGGATAAGTTTGGAGAGAAGTATGATGAACTTGACGAGGCGATAGCATTCATTAAGAAGGTATGGTGGCATAGGCTTTATGGCTATTGGTTTTTTAATGATGGCAAATTAACTTATATTACTGGCAGACATTTCATGTGGCTTAACTTTTTTTGGATGCCTGACGTAAGGGAGAATGGGGGATTTCCTGAATATAGGGATAGACATAGGCGGGAATATTTATTTAGAGATTACCTTCATAGTGCCACAGAGACCTTCGTTAATCGAGACGACAGAGGATGGGCAGTGCCAGAGGCGGATGGTCACTACGAGATGAAGGATATGGGTATGAGAATTTTCTACGGAGATATTCACCCTAAAAGCAGAAGAAACGGAAGTACTATAATGTCACTCAACGATATGATAGAGGAGTCGGAGAGAGACTTTGGTATTTATAGTACAATTATATCCAAGGACGGAGAGGCTACCGAAGAACACTATAATACACACTTACTTCCGGCATGGGCATCAAGACCACTATTTCTTAAACCTATTTGGTATGGGGGAAACTCGCCAAAACAGATAAAATACTTTCCTCCCCGCAATGCCTTTATGATAGAGGGATTAAAAAGCGTTATTGATTATACTGTGTCTGGGGGTGAATTAAAGAAGGTTGGTAGTAAATTTAATGGATTTATATCTTTTGACGAGGAGGGAGATAGTGCGGCAAACATAGATGTTCTTGCCCGTTGGGATGCAAATAAGAATGCCATGGCTCTTGGTGATGGTACTATAATCCTCGGATATTGTTCGCATATATCAACTGTAGAAGAAATTAACTCTTCAGGGAAAGCCTATCTTGATATGCTTGAATTGTCGGACTTTTATCAAAGGGGAGACAATGGACAGACTACATCAGGATTAGGTGCAATGATGTTTCCTGCCTATGATGGGCAAGAGGGATTTGTAGGCCCGTTTGGAGAATCTGTTATGGGGACTCCCACAGAACGCCAAATAAAACTTCGACCAAAAGCTCAATTTGCCATACTTGGGAAAGGTTCACAACAATACCAACAGGAGAAAAGGGATGACTTTATTAAGAAAGGAACTCCTGCGGCAATGCAGTCCTATCGGGCATATATTAAAAAATACCCATGGCGTAGTAATGAACTTAGTATTGGGACATCGGGAGACTTAGGGTTCGATTACGAACTTCTTGATAGAAGGTTGACGGAACTCAGGAAAATGAAATCCTTCGATAGGTTGCCCATTAAGATAGGAAATTTTCATCGGGTTAGTGAACCAGACGGAGATGTTTATTTCAGGGAGGAAGAAGATGGTAAATTTGAGTTGTCTATGGAAATACCTAAAGCACAAACCAATCTAAAAAGAATAATACAAGGGTGGGACGTATCTAAGGGAATGTTTGTGCCAATGTTTGAACCCGTTTATAAAACAAGATTTACAGTAGGGGCAGACCCATTCGATTATAGCAACCAACGGGGGAATGTAAGCATGGGGTATCAGTCTGACGGAGGGATAGCTGTACTATGGGAGTTCGACCCAACTATTGACGGGAATAAGGATGATGTTTCTGCATGGGAGTCAAGGAGATTTGTGTGTTCATATAGATACCGAACTGCATCCCTTGATGAATATAATGAGGATGTATTGATGTGTTGCGAATACTTTGGTGGAATGTTATATCTTGAAAGAAACAAGACTCGTACATGGGAACATTTCATAACAAGAAGCAGGGGTGGATTTTTAAAGTTCGATCAGAATTTAATGACAGGGCAGGTTGCCGACAAACCGGGGTTTTATTCTTTAACTGCTAATAAGGATGAATTATTCTCAGAGATTAAGGACTATATTGCATTCAGGGGACACAAAGAAGTTCATGTGTCTTTTTTAGAGGAATGTAGAAACATAAGAAGTAAGGATGAGATGACAAAGTACGATAGACTTACCGCTCATGGTGCAGCACTTCTTGGTAGTCGTTCTGTTTATGGGAGAGCAGAGGAACTAAATTCAGGAGCGATTGATTTTGGGGATTATGCACTATTTAGAAAAAGAACATATTAAAAATATTTATTATCTTTGTGGGGGATAGTCAGGGTTAGCTACCTGATGAACTGATGAACCGAATACATCTTCCCTCACTTTTTTATTCGGGCAACGAAATATTCGGAAAATGGCAAGAGAAAAGATTTGTGGAATTTATCAGATTGTGTCCAAAACACATCCCGAAAGGATTTATATAGGGAGTACAATTGATTATTTCAATCGAAAAAGGCGACATTTACAACAATTAAACAAGGGCACACACCATAGCCCTGCGCTACAGAACCATGTTAATAAATATGGAATAGATGATTTTGAATTTTCCATCATCGAGACATTTGATTTTATATCAAAAGAACATTTAATTTCAAGAGAACAATTTTATCTTGATACATATCATCCATATCTTAATGTAAAGAAAATAGCGGATAGCAGTATCGGGCTTAAGAGATCAGATGAAACAAAACGTAAGATAGGGGATGCATCTAAGGGTCACACTATGCCGGAACACGTGAAACAACTTCTTGTTAGTATTAACACGGGAAGAACTCAATCCCAAGAAGCAAGGGATAAAATAAGCAAGGGCAATAAAGGAAAACCTCGCCCATGGCAGTCCGAATATAACAAGGGAAATACATATGGTCATAAAAATAAAGGTAAAAAAAGTCAGTTCCATCGTCAAGAAAGGGGAAGAAAACGGGCATTGTTCCCTCTACGGCGTTTAAAAAGGGAATTATTCCATGGAATACAGGAATGAAATTACCATATAATCCCCATCCTAAACAATCGGAAGCAATGAAAGCATATTGGGCAAGAAAGAAGGAGGATGACCTTAAAAACACACAATCCTAAAAGTTGAGTATCTTTGTGGGAAATATATAGAATATGAGTTTCCCCGCCATAAGCAAGTACTCCGCTCAAGAATGGAATTTTCCTAAAAGAGATATTGATCCGACAAAAAAGGGTGATGTCTATTGCATATCTAATGCTCGTGCAATATACTCCCTGTGGTGCAGAAATCGCACAGCATGGCCAGTAACTGCACAAACGGAGTTTTCTGAATTACGTGCGTATAGTCGTGGTGAACAAGACATTGAACAGTATAAGGATTTTTTATTGGGAGAAGTAAATTCCACGGCTTCCACCCCCGTAGACTCTTTTGATGACACTCCTGTCGGGAAAATTTCTCGCAGAGAGGGTTGGGCAAATGTTTTGTGGCAGAATATCAGTCCCGCCCCACACGTTTTAAGTGCCGTTCACGGCATGTTCGACAAAGCAGACTACGACCTATATGTAGACACGATAGACGCTGACAGTAGAAAACTCGCAGAGGAACAAAAGTACACTAAGTTAATTGAGGCGCAAAACGCAGAATGGCAGAATAAGATAAAAGCCGACATGGGTATTCCTATTGACGAGGAAATCGTTTACCCCAAAAGTAAGGAAGAACTCGACATGTTTGAGGCTCAGGACGGCTTTAAACTTAACGTGGCGAGAGCCATGCAGAAGATACTTCGTCACTCATTCAATATATCAGAGTGGGACACGGTAGTCTTTAAGAAGTGTTTGGACGACCTTATTTGTATTGAGTATGCCG